CAAGACTTCCACCCCCAGAAGTCTTGCCCAGGTCATTGGAGCCGTGCTGGATAGTAGCTGGACCGAAAACTATCATTCTTCTTCTGCCGTTTCATCCCCGAAGCAAGCGATAAGACCATTATCATCCGCATAACCAGTTGCCTCAAAAGCAATCACACGCTGAGTTTCTTCATCATAGGTAAGCTCAGCGGCGGCACGAATACCAGCCTTGTAAAGGGTGATCCACTTGTTTGCGTCAGTGGTAGGAGAACCATCTTCATAAGGCTTAATCACGATCTTTTTGGCGTTATCCATTAATGATGTGCCTGTGTTTGGTGTAACCAAGACCTTCTTTTTGGTACCATCTTCAATCACAACGCTTTTAGTGATGAGAGCAAGATTCTCGAGCGTGATATCTGCAAGAGAAGCTGTGATTTTTACCTCTGTACCAGTGATGGTTTCACCTTCAGGCGTTTTACCTGACTGATCAGAATGAAGCGTCTGATAAGTCTCACTGATAGCGAGTTTAACTCCACCATGCGTTTTTCCAAGATCATCCAAATTACCTGCACTTCCGTCAACGTCAGTATATAGAATCTGACAAGGCCCAATCTCCAGTGCCATAGTATTTTCCTCCTTTTTAGGATTATTCTTCTATTTCTTCTTCTTCTTCTTCTTCGTTATAACTTACGTTTACAATTACCGCATAGATTGTTCTTTTTAAAGGATCTTCACCATAGTAAATTGTGCTAGGTCTTCCTACAACAGACCATCCTGTGCTTAAAAGCCCAGTTTTTCCTTTTAATAAGTTATGTATCGTTTTTGCTGTTGTTTTGGAAGTGTTAGAATTTTTAAAAATGCATAAAATAGTGATTGCGTAATCATCAAAATCTGTATTTCCGCCGTTTACTATCTCCCTAACAACAACACCCTCGAAATCGTCAGTATCGAGAGAATCAAGAAAAAGGTCTACACCCTCTGTTAAGGAAGTTTTTTCTGCTAAAAATTCAGCAATTATCTCATCGACCATTTTCTTGCCAGCCTCCTGATTGACTCAAAACCTACCTTTGCCATTATAGCTTGTGTAAGGGTGTAAGATATTTCTTTAGAAACATATGCTTTTTCTCCGAGAACATAAGGAGCGTAATCAAACATTTTATTTCCTGCAGCATCAATATAGTAAACTGTGGCGTTAAGGCCAGCTAGTTTTGGTGTTGTAAATATTATGGTTATGGTATGCCTACCTTCCCTACGAGTAGGTAATGATGGCGGTATGGGAGTAGATATGCCATATATACCAGTTGTCGTTCCTAAATTACTTTCTGCCACTATAGTACCATCAACATAAGCGAAACCACTATTTACTAGCCTCCCTGTGTCTACAGGCACATAGGGAAGAAAATGCTGTAAACTCGCCCTTGCCATATCACAAGCTTCGTCGTAACTTGTATCATCTACAAAGTTTCTGCACTTGTTAATAGCATCTCTTAATGGTCGTGCTTTAGGCATAGGTTATTTCCATATGGCTAAATTTCAATGTTACATCATCCCAAAAGCGATCATATCCCTTTATCTCAAAAACTCTTCCGTCATAAGAAAGATAACAGTTCGTAAGGTCAACGTCCTTGAAAATAATGCAAAGGCTTGTGCCTATTTCTGCAACACCTTGAACGCCTCCAGTGAAGGGAGCAAACCTAGAAATGCCTGTTCTTTCCTCTACATAAGCATCAAAAGAACCCACAAGCGTAGGTGTAGTTTCCTCACGCTTCCAGTTCTTTTCTCGCCTATAAATTTTTACTATTTTGTTTCCTTGGGCCATTTGTACCTATCCAAATCATGATTTGTTTGTATGTCCGGATCGACACCAAGCCTTCCTGCCTTAAGAGACCTTGCATATTCTTTATACATCTGATCATAAAACTTATACTTAGAGGTTTCTTCTCTGTAAAGAGTGCCCATTCGATAAGTCGCTTTAAACTTCTTCCTAAGAAGATTGAAAACGTTCATAGCGGCTTGTCGAACTTGATCATCAGTGAATTTTGCAAGGATAAGGTTAAGTTCATCACTAGTTAGTTCTGCAAGAGCCTGAGAACCTGTTTCTAAAAGAAGGACGCTTTCTTTCATTATAAACCTCGTGGGAGAGGGCGATCAAGCCCCCTCCCAAAGAGTGTTTTATCCAACAACGTTGTCAACAAAGCAGCCAAGATCAGTAGCAACAACCAGAGGTTTCGTCATGATCTTTCCCTCGATGCGTACCGCGTTGTTAAGATGTTCCATGATGATCTTCTTAGTCTGTACAGACTCCCTACGGAAGTTTCGATAAGTCATATGATAGCCGGCTGAGGGCGCAAACTTAGTAGGACGAGGCGGAGTATAGCCCAGGAAGATCTTCTTGGTGAGCATGAAGTCAGTAGCAGTAGTGTTGACTGCGCTAAGGACGGTAAGCTTATCGACCTCAAAGAGCCTTGCGAGCAGATCAGTAGTGATAACCTTATCGTTGGTGGTTTTCATCTTGTCCATAATCTTGGTGTTGGTCTTAAGTGCTTTGAGAACATCCCAGGTAATGATCATCTTGTTCGGCTTATATCCAGTGGTTTTGAGGATGAGTTCCATCCAATCAAGAACATAAGCGACAGGGTCAGCATCGGAAGTACCATTAGTGGTAGCATCCCACTGATCATAAGCACTAGCCGAAAGGTCTATATCGTTTGCCCAAATACTAGTGGCAAGATAAGTGTCGATAAGGTTAGTAAGCAGAACCCTCGAAAGCCGATTCATGACGAAATCAACTGCATCATTCATCGGATCATAGGGGTTGTCATACTCATTCCTATCATCCTCAGTAACATCCTTATGGAAGGCAAATTCCTCGATGGTGTAAGCCTGCTTGTCAGTTGCGAAGTCGTCGCCAGCAGACTCAGTTGCTCCCGACCGTCTGTAAGCGTCTACACTACCAACCTTAAACCAGTCGGATTTATCATACTTTGCCAAATAACCAGTAAGCCGTGTCGTAGGAACCGCAGGGAAGATATCAAAAGCTTCAAGTGGATTATCCACCATGTAGCGATTCGCCACGTTTCTGACATATGCCGGAGCAATTACGTCTGACCAATGTGCCATTTTTTACCTCCTTACAGCAAGTCTACTTTAATCTTTGTGTTCGCCTTAGTGCAAGCCTCTAAAGCAATAGCGCGAACATGGTGAGTGCCAAGAGTGGCTTTAGTAAAAACGCCATCATTTGCAGCGGTTCCACTACCGGAAGCTGTACCATTCGGTGTAAGAGGATCGTAGGCAGAAATATTTGCTACATTACCATCACAATAAGCTTCGCAATGGCCTCTTACAATAATCTCAGACGGAAGACCTGCTGCTTTTCCGTAATAAACAACTCCCATCGCCATCTGGCTGATCTGAGTGATTACAGCGCCGTCATAACCTACGACTCTGCCCTCCTGCTCTACCAAAGAGACTGCGGGAACTACGTTTCGCTGTTCAGTATACTGTATCCACATGGTTTACCTCCTTATTAGTCGCCCAATGCGGCAGCTGCTTCAGGGTTTCTCTGTGCCCAGATTGAAGCCGCCTGTGCATAGGAAACTTTCTCGTCTTTCATGATTTTTTCAATGCCAGAAGCCATTCTCTCTTCGGTTTCCTTGATGATAGCATCATCAGATCCCTTCTTCGTCCCAAGCTCTTTGATGGTTTTCTGCATCTGCGTGAATCTTTCAGCAATGCTATCAATCTCATCCTTGGAGAGCTTACCGTAAAAGCTCATACAGAAATCAGCTACCTTCTGATCATTGACCTTTGAGAAAATGTCCTTGGACATATTATCTTTCTCAAGAGATTCAATCCGCTTATCCCTTTCAAGAAATTCCTTCCGAATGTCCTCAGCAAGTCCCTGATACTTCTTGTCTTCCTTGACAGTATAAGAATCCTTCTCAAGAACATCATGAGTCTCGCTATTATACACCTTTTCCTTACCATCTTTTGCAATAACAAGATTTTTTGCGGTGTTAATAACTTTCTCGTCCTTGCCAAGAAGTTCCTTGACAAGATCATCTTTCTTGATGTGCTGTGTGATAATCTCAAGAATATCCTTTGTGTCGAGCTTAGGTTCAGTTTCCTTCAGTTCCTCTTTGATAATTTCAGGAATATCTGAATCCTTTACCAACATAGCCAAAAGCTGCAACAGCTTATCCATTTCTAATCCTCCTTTGTCCTTTTGTAAGATAAACTTCTTTTTGTTCTTTGGCCCAGCGGCTAAGCTAACCTCATCAACTCGCATTTTCTTAATTAACTTACCCATGAAACGCCTCCGTTTGTGTATGATTATAATGAAGGACTGAGAGGAAGGTTGTCAAATCAGGTATTTTTGGGGAAATAAAAAAGCCCCAGCACTTGCCGGGGCAAAACCTTGAGGAGCCCAGAAAAGATGATTAAGTGTTTATGGAGTCTAGGATATATCCACCCAGGGAAAATCCTTTTATGATACCTTTATCTATTTGTTTTATCAGCCCTTTATCCTTAATAAACCATCGCTGACACCATGTTCCTTTTTTAATCTTTGTTCCCTCTATTTCTGCATCAAAGGGCATTATGTAGCTTTCGGCTAACCATGCTTCATCAGCAACTATATGTATTGAATGTCTATAGGCAATGTTGTAAAAATCTTTATTGTACACATAGCAAGCATCTCTAACAGCTTCTTCAGTGTACTCATCACCATCAGCATCTTTTTCATTAGGTACAGCAACAATACCAAAGATTTCCCTTATTTCATTATCTGCTGTCTTTTGAATCATTTGAAAAGAGATATCTTTCTTTACCTCCTCACCAAGGCTTAAAAGTTCCTGTGCTTTTGTCACAACTTCAGAATAGCCATATTTCACACCAGTAACTATAGCAGCTTTAAGAAGCTCCTTTGAAACATTACCCTTTTCGTCTTTAAAAGGAAATAGTCTTTTGTCGTCTTTTACTAAAAGAAAACAATCCTTTGACATTTGCTTTCTTTTATACTGCGTAGAATAAACATCATACGTCTTCTTTGGGATTGTTAGTTTCCTGCTTAGGTTTGGCATATCTGTCTCCTTCTTTTTTCTCAAAGTCTATATTTAAAAGCTCAAGCATGGCTTTCTCAAGGGTTTCTGTTGGTATAACAGCTCCAGCTTTAACAAGATCAGAGATGAATTTACCTATGTTAGAGAGTTCTCCATAGTTAGGTATTCTAAGCTTTATCTTAGGCTGGTTTTTAATACTGTTATATTTACATATCTTTGTGATGACTTGTCTGTTAAAAGTGCTTGCTATTGCTGATGCATAGCTTTCACAAGCACTGATAAAGTTGGTAGCGTGTAGCTGTGTGTTGGCGTTATTGGTAGTAGCGAAAGCACCAAGAGAGATGAAGTTTGCAAGAACGCCCATAGCCATTTCGGTGTTATAACGACCTATAATATGTGTTGTCGGAATCTCTGATCTGCTCTCACCACGAAGGATTTGAAAATCCCACCCATGAGGTTTGACGATACCTTGCTGTTGGTCTTTACGAATGTTAGATACTATATTAACAGCCCAATCAAGAGTTACGGCAACTTCCTCACTAAATGCTGGAGAATCTGGATCAGCCGCAGTAAAGTCAAATCCTTCAGGAGCAGTCATCATGGGAAGACCAGCAAGGTCACGATCAATTCCCATAGCTTCGGTGGCTTCAGTAGAAATCTTGTAGTAATAAGGTTTATAAAGGTGACGGAGAATACTTATCCCAAAAGGACTGCGATTCTCTGTAAAGAACATATGATGAATACATTTTGAATAGGGGATTTCTGCTACGCCAGCACCATGATACTGAACAACGTTACCATTAGCATCATTTATGTAATTTATGGTAGGCTGATAGCGAGGTTCAATGTCAATAAGACGAGCACCGAAACCATCAGGCTCCCATATTTCTTCTCCTAAATAATACCCGAAATAAAGGGCAGATGTAAACTCGTCTATGATTCTCGAAAGGCCATAGGTAGTGTTTTCAAGCATTTCTTGAACAACTTTTGCCTCAGGACCCTCGAAATCATAAATGAGCCTTTTTAACGTTGCAGAAAGTAAAAGGACCAGACCACCTACGACAGGATCATTCTTCCTCATTTTATCGTATACTTTAAGACCCTCTGGTGGCATTAGCTCATGCATAGTCTCTAAAAGGGGTAGGCCAGTTTTAAGAGGATCTATTCCTAAATCTCCCATAACTCCAGGACGAGGCTTATTAACGGTTAACATAGGGCGTGTTGCTTTAGACACAGTTCCTTTTTGAAGAATATTATCCATTTCTTTATAGACCGTTGGCTGTTTCCATGTTTTAAATATATTCATCTTTTTACTCCTAGCAAGTTGTAATTTGCAAATATCTAATGTACAAACCTTGTAAACTTACCATAAATTGTATCATGTCTTTGTGGTTTCATTAGACTTAAAAATAATGATCTTGAGCTTTTTGGTATATAACCATTCTGACATCTTATCGAAAAACTATCCACAATGCAAGATAACATTAAAGCATCAGCATGGTCCGGTGAGATACCAATACGACCAATCATACGTTTTTTAGGTTCTAATGCTATTTTTTCTTTTGAGAAGTCATATCGAATATTTACAAGCTCTTTCTTAAGCTCTTTAGGGGGAGGATAGGGGAAATGCAAGTCAGCAAAAGATTTCTTGAGCTTATCATAACCTTCACTACGCTTGCTGTCGTACATTTCCTCATGAAAGGCTTTCTCAGAACCTATGAAACCAATCACAGGAAACATATTCGCTTTAACAAGATTATCATAAACACCTGCACCAATACCAATGGCGTCAATAATTGCACAAAAATCTTTTCCTAGATACCTAGACTGATAAATACTTATAACCTTGTCCACAACCATGTTTGTATCATTTGTTTTAAAGTATTCCCATAGAACAATAGAGTTTCCGATACGATGGCAAAAGATAGTTTGGTCTTCACCTCCTCGAGAAACATCAACAGAAAGAATACAACGACCAGTCATGACTTCTCTGTTATTTCTTGTAACCTCATCATAAAGCTCAGCAGTTACAACAACAGAATCATCACCTCCAACGGGCAGGCCAAGAACTTTGGCTTTGTACATTGGAGAATCCTTGCCGTAACGATTGATGATTCTTTCCTCGAAAGAGGGATCAACAAGAGGGCTTCGCCTAGAATCGAAAAAGACTACTTTAAAGTTCTTACCTTTTCCTTCAGGATCGGAAATAGTATCATAGTAATAACCGCCGCTAGAAACAGGGTTTGAAATTAGAAGGATCATAGCGTTGGCTTTCGTCATTGCGCCATCAAGAGCTGTAAACACAGGATCAGGCACACCAGAAGCTTCATCAACAAGAATTAGAAGATAAGGAGCATGAAAACCCGCTAAGGTATCATTAAGCTGTCTACCATCCCTAGGAACAGTCCTTGCGGTAGCATACCATTCTTTAAATCCTTTAATGTAAAGGTATTCAGATTGAAGATCAAAAAGAGGCTTTAATTTGCAACGATTAAGCCAAGTATGAATTTCACTCCAAAGAACATCTTTTAACTGCTTACCGGACGGGGCAGTAGTTGGAACTTTAGCATGTGGATGTGTTGAAAGGAACCATAAAGTAAGAAGGGCGGCACAAGCTGATTTGCCTGTACCACCCCCTGAGGATACACAGAAGTTTTTATGTTCTACAAGGCCATATCCTATCTCTTTCTGCTGGTCAGTAAGTCCTTGATGATCAAGCCCTGTAAAGTCAATAAAGTCCTCGACCCAACCAGCAAAGTCGTTTCCGTACTTTTCATGTAGGGCTGTGCATATTTTAAGTATTTTGTCTTGTTCACGACTTAGTTCCATCCTTTGATTTTACAAGGGAGTTCAAGAAACCGTCAAGGCCATCATTGCCATCATCGCCACCACGTTTAGATGTGGACACTGATATCAAAGCTCTACATGCAGCAATAATGTCTTTATTATCCTCTGCTGTCTCGACTATGGTCGTCAACTTAGATATCGAAATAGAAAGGCCCTGCTTTTTAACTAGAGACTCTTGTCGGTTACTTTCAGTCTCTACAAAAGTTTCAAACTCTTCCTCAAATTCAGGATTTAAAGCAAAGAGAAGATCGAAAGTATTCTGAGCAAGGTTTAGTTCATAGGCTATTGTTGAAAAAGGAAGACCAACTAAGAAGCGTTTTGCTATATATCTCTTTAGCCTGCTGTCATTTTGATAAGCAGTCTGAAAATCTTCAAAACTGTCATATTTAAACATCTTCTTCCTCCATGTTGTAGTTAAGAAGAACATTTAGAACACGTTCAGCTACAACAAATTTATTACGGCCTAGTCCACGCCACTTTTCTTTCTCGTACCGCATACGTTCACAAAGGGTTCCTGCAAGGTCAGGAATATAACAGAAAACGCTACAGTCCCTCATCAGGTCCAAAAAGATATTATCAATCCACCAGTTTATATCTTTTGGTAGTCTAGGATCTTTTAAAAAATCCACATAGAAGAGGGTAGGGCAGATTGGTATCATCTTTGCCACTATAACACGGCGACATATGAGTTCAAGATCAGTCCTATGCTTTGTAACAACAGCATGATTTCTTGACTCATATGGTCCCGTGACATATACTTTTTTCATCTTCATATAGTAAACTCAGCCGCTATCTCCGAATCAAGTTTTTCTATGATGCTTGCTATAACTTTAATTTTGCCAAGTATCCTTGCCTCAGAGAGTATCAAGTCTTTGTTATCTCTAGAGAATTTTATTTTAACATTCTCCGTGGAGGGGATAATGTAGATTTTTATGTTCTTTGACCACTTTGAAATGATGGAAAAGAACTCTTCCGCTGTTTCTGAGGTTCCCATCGCGTAACGAAGCTGATCATTATTGATACCAAAGAGATTCCAAGCATAAACCTTCCAGTTTGAGAAATCATCAGTTGTATCAAGATTGTTCCTTATGAGATCCCTTATTAGTTCGCTTCTTCCCACACCTTTTCGCTTTGCTACTTCATCAAGTTTCTTTACCATGGACTCGCTGGCTTTAAATCCAATAAAAGGCATATCATCCTCCATTATGCTTTATTTTTTTCAATATCTTTCGTTTCTTTTCTCCTATCTCTAATTTCGCATACTCCATGTCAACCAAGGTTTGTATTATTTGTCTAAATTCATTTTCGTCTATATCGACATAAAACATATGTAAAAGGTCTTTTACCAATATCCCATTTTCATTTGAATCAAGTATGGTTTGAACACGAAATATATATTGTGATAGCTTATTGCCACCAGCAATGAGAAATGCCATACGCATCATCTTTTCAGTACGTTCAAACAATTTCATTGCACGTTCAAAATCTTTTATGGTAACAGAATATCGAAGGTCGCCAAGAGCCATTAATGAAGCGACTTTCAATAAATGTACCTTTGTTTTTCTTTCTAAATAACTAGCTATACGATAATCTTCAGTAGGTAATATATATTGTTCTCTATACCACGCGTTGAAAAAATTTCGTGCATCTTCTTCAACCTTCATCGGTCCATATAACTCAGACAAGGACATAAGGATTTCAAGGCATTCTTGCCTTGCATTTATCTGTTCTTTGGTTAAAATAGGCTCAGGAAAACAACCTCGCTTACGGTCTAAGTAAATGAGAATACATCGTGCTAGAAAGCCTGTAGCTCCCATATCAGTGGCTAATCCAGGACCGAACCACTGAGGAACGGCGGCGGAAATGAGATTGAAGTAAGGGTTAGTTATTTCATATTCTCCTGAGTTTTTTGTTTTGTAAACATAGGCTTCATCCTTACTGTATATATCCACAAGAAACTTTACCATATCGAGGCCGGATGAAAGAAGAACATTAAGCTCATCACTAGAATAGGTTACACTTGAGTGAGGAAACGTGGAAGAATCATCAATTTTATATTCTTTCATAGAAGAACTCATCTCGACTATTATCTTTTCTTTTAAAACTGATCCCTCAAGAACGGTATAACCAGCATCACGAAGTATTTTTGCTCCTAGATCTAAAGATGAACTTTTTGAACACGTTCCAGCAGGACTTATAAGAATAATATAAAGGTTAAGAAAGAGTTTAAAATACCCTCTATCTAGCCATATTCGTTTTTCTGCCGCTCCTGCTAAAACAGATAAACCAGTCCAAACATGAAAAAGCTCAGGTGTTTCATTCCCTTGTGTGTAGTAAACGTAGCGATCAAGAAATTTGCAGTAGGTCATTAGTTTATCCATTTAGAAATGTATCTTTGTTCTTCTCTCTTTGATCTTCTCTCCTCAATAAGAGCTTTTTGTTCTTGAACGCTATCATAAATACGTTCTACATCATCTAAGGTTTTAACCTCCTGAAGTTTTCCCCAACAATAACCAATTTTAAAATCACAAGGAATAACTAATTTGATCCCAAAAACATCTATTTCTTGTTCAGTTATTTCCTTCATTCGTTTCATTACTTTATAAATCGTGTTCAAATCATCATCGACAGAATCTAGGGAAGAGTCATGAACTTGAAGGAGAAAATCTGCTTCTGGAACCTCATCATGACAACGAATAATAGATTGGTTCATGTACGAAACTGAGGTTGATTGAGGAACAGCAGCAGTTGCTTTACGAATAGTATCTTCAGAGATTGGGCCAAAAAACTGAATCTTTCTTCCGAAAGGAGTTTCAAAAAGTTTTGTCTTTTCTAATTGCTTACGAACAGCCTTATGCCATTCTTCAAGAGAAGGATGGAGTTTATGGTATCCAGACATAAGACGTGACGCTTCACTTTTTGAAGCCTTTAAAAGAGTGCTCATAAGCTTGACTCCAAGTAAGTAATGCGTTCCATGAGCAATCTTCTTTGCTGTCTGACGGTGTGTTTTGTGATTTACTTTTTCTATGGGAATGCCAAAGAGAAACGCCGCTGTTTCTGAGTGGAGATCCCTTTCATCGAAAGCATGAAGCCATTCAAAATCCTTACAAAGAGCGGCAACAACTCTAGCTTCGGCTTGGCTTAGGTCCCTTTCAATAAGGATCTTCCCTGGGTCTGATATATAGAAGATTCTGACCTCAGATGGCTGGTTTTGGTAGTTATCTCCAGTCCCGAAAATACTCGCTGAGGAGGAGAGACGTCCTGTATAGGTGCCATGGATTTTTAAGGCGTATCGAACTCGTCCGTCTTCATTTACCTTCAACTTGTAAAACTTACTCATTGTCTTGTATTCTTTTAGCTTTGAGATAAGTTGAAGCCTTTGTGAGTACGGGGTAGGAAAAGTAGATAAGTAATCAATAGCATTACCATCACTGGTAGGCTTTCCCTGCTTTTTTTGAAGGGGCATCTTCCAGTTATCATATATTAGTTTTTTAAGCTGAACATGAGAATTTACATTTACAGGACCTATCGTTTCCTCTTTGATCCTCTCAAGAATATCTATAGCTCTCTCGTTTTTATCAGCAAACTCCTCGACTGCATAAGGGTCAACATCCATGCCACGAAGCATAGCAGAAAGGCAAGGACGGACAAGTTTCATATCAAAATCATAAACTTTTTCTGTTCCCCAGGACTTAAGCTCCTCACCTATTTTAGGATCAATTTCTTTTGTTAAGCAACAATCCTTACCACAATAGATGTAAAACTTTTCCCAGTCAATGTTACCATAAACTTTCTTTATTTCTTTATCTGCATTAAGGGCTTTTCCCTCTCGACCTTCATCTTTCCAATATGGCTCAAGGGTATAAACTGATGAGCAAAAAGCGAGAGATTTAGGAAGGGTTGGATAAGCCGCATGCTGCTTAAGCATGGTATCACAGGCAATGTTTTTATAAAGAATGCGATAATAATACGCTCCATGCAGGCAATCGAAAAGGGCATTATGAAATCCTTTAGGGGTTGATGACTTTGCCATTTTTCCTATCGCCCTTAAGACAGAGGGCAGTTTTAGAATTTCTTTTGTAAGGACAAAGGCATGGTCTTCCTCGAAAGCCATACCGTAAGCAGTCATTATCTTTCCTGCGGTTTCAATGTCAATAATAAGAAGGTCGTTGAAGTCGGTAAATTTCTCAAGGAGTGCTATAGCCTCAAAAGGAGATTTTATGATTTCAACATCCCTTCTTGGATAGAATATTTTACTTGTTTCACAATCACTGATAGCTTTTGCTAAATCGTTTACAACTACTGGTTCATATTTTCCGTTACCCCGGATTAGGTATCCAGCATGAAATGTTGAATAAACCTTTAAGTCCTCAACAAGTGAGCAAGGAACCGCTGTTCCACGATACTTTGTTATGCCCGAAAGACCAGTCAGCATTTCAAAGGCCTTTGCTCCCAAGGCTATAACTGTAGTTAATCCTTGCTTCTTCCAGGCTATTAAATCTTTACGAAGCTGCTCACGACCAAACTCAATTTCATCTTTTGGTAATGAACCATAGACGTTTTTAAAAGGTTGGACATGAACAGTATTTGTTATAGGAACAGCATAACGGTCAACTCCAGCTTCTTTAAAAAGCTTGTTCATGTAATACCCTTCAGGCCCTGTAAAGGGTATTCCAGTTTGCATCTCTACTGCTCCTGGAGCCTCAGCAACAATAGCATATTTAAAGCTGTTTGAGGTACATTTGAAATCAGGTATATATTGGATTAATTTTTTCATGTTTTCCCTCATAAAATGGCCATAGAACCAATGAAAAAACCGGGTTAATATAAAACCATTGGTGAAAAGGTTCTATGTCATGTCGGTATATATAAAGCCCAGCAAAGGGCATGTTTTAACCCATTATATAATGGATTATTATGTGTTGTCCATTTATACCTTTTTAACACCCTAGTTAATTGTCATTTGCAATTTGCTCGTCTTCTAACGTTTTAAGCCAATCACGACAATAAGTAACTGCCCTATCATAATTTGCTTTGCTTTTCTCACATCCTATGAAAGCACGTTTTGTAAGGTAACAGGCTCTAAGAGCATATGCACTGCCGGTGAAGGTATCACAGATAACATCTCCTGGAAGGGAGAACATTTCCAAAAAGCGGACTCCCAAGCTGTCAGGTTTTTGAGCAATATGGATTCTATCTTTTCCTTTAACTGTGGGGTAAGGGAATACATTTGCTTGCCCTTTGATGGAAAGTTCAGCCCCTGATCCTTTCCATCCAAATACTGCTTGTTCAACTATACTTCCTGGCTTATGGTCTGGATCATTGGAGCGTCCTGAACTGTTAGTTTTGACCCAGAAGAGCGGAGTGTTGGAAATGAAAAATCCTGCCTTTGACATGAGTTCTTTGATAGGCTTTGCAAAATCGAATGAGGTCCATATAATACAGAACTTATTGGGTTTAAGGATTCTGTAATAATGCGGAATGCATTCGGTGATAAGAGACATAATTTCTTTAGGATCGTCCTCGTAGGTATCATAATTTTCTCCTCCTCCAATATCATCATATTCCATGCCAAAGGGAGGATCAGTAAAAACAAGACTACAGCACTCATCATCAAGACTTTCTAAGAAAGGAACAGCTTCCATAAGCTTAAACCCTTTCAAAAGATCGTCCATTCTTAGGCTCATAGATGAAACAACCTTTTTTACCCTTTCACCACGAACAGTTTCAAGAAGCTTTTTTCTTTTTATAGACTCAATAGTATGCATTGCCTCAAAAACAGTTTTGCATTCTTTAACTTCCTCTGGAAACTCCAAGAAAGAAAGCATTCTACTGACATAAGCCTTATCTTTTCCAATGATACGACCAGTATCTTCTAATCTCCAACCCTTCTTTTTGCTTTTTCCTCCAGGAACTGCTACACCATAAACAGAAACGTAACTTGCATGTATATCTTTGACCAGTGAAGCTGCCTCAAGAGGTTTAAAATCTTCCCTCTCGTTGTTTCCTATGAACTGGATTACAAGATCATTGGCAACTTTAAGGTTTTTTCTCTCCATAAAGTGTTCATATTCTTCAAGTTCTGTATAACCTAAAACCTCGGTTAAGGCACGAAAACGTCTACGCCCTTCGGTAATAACAAATTTATCATCCTGTTGCTCGACAAGGATAGGATAAAGCAATCCGACTTCTTGGATAGAGAGAGCAAGGCTTCCTACATCAGTTGTTTCTTTACGATAATCAGAGGGTATACAAAAATTTTCAATGGGTATTTTTCTCATTGCTGCCTCCAAGAAAAAGGGGGCTCCGAAGAACCCCCTTCAAGATAAATCTACTAGCCGTTGAAGGCTTCCATTGATTTAACCTGGTTGGTCTGGCCGTTACCATCCGTGCGGTCCTTAACCTCCAGGGTAATGGTGGCTTCAGCGCCTTTCAGGTCTTCAGTATCAAGCTCGCTACCAGACTCGACAGCGATAAGCTCAGCATACTGCTTGACCTTCCACTCAACCGACAGAACCACGTTGTCGAAGAAGTTCTTGCCTTCCATCGGGCCATCAATAACTGTCCACTTAACAGACAGCATATCATTGCCCTTTGAAGACTTCTTAAGCTCGACATCCACTATTCGAGCAATGTACGTACCAGCGGGGATCGGCTCAAAGGTTGAACTCACATCTTCCAGATTAAAACCCAAACTAAGTCTTGCCATTGTGTTTCCTCCTAAACGTTTTTTATTTTTGCTACTATCCTTACCTACCTATTCATCTGTGGGGGGTGTCCAGGTAGGTTCAGGAAACTTCCTGCCATAGGCGGTTTCAAAGAACGGACGAAGCTTTGCATACGTGGGATACTGAATGTCAGGAATAAGAGCATAAGATCCAGTATTTGTAACGGGGTCTGGAACGCTTTGCAATGTTCTGATAGCCTTACGATTGTTCCCGCCTCCGCGAAACTCTGTCTTCATATAAAGGTAGTCAGTAACAATTGCAGGAACAGCATAACGCATCTTAGTTGGGATAAGAATAAGCCGCTGTAACGCTCCAGTAGCTTCATCTTTCATATACTCTTCATGGCCTAAGAGAATGACCGTGCATTTGCATGAAGCGGCCTTCAAGAACTCGAAAAGCTCTTTCATCTCCATAACGAAAGT